GAGACATTATGTTCTCCCTTACTTAAGAGGGATGGATTTCCCTTGATGTATGGTCAGCCGGTGATGAAAGGTTGGCAGCCATGGTATAGAGCTTTTAAAGAGATTTCACAAGCTGATTCAATAGCCGATCCTGCTGTTGTGAGTTTGTGTGGTGATGCAATACTTAATCGTTGGTCTGATAAACCAATTGAAAGAAGGAATTTGCATATTCTCAATTTATTTACATCCGTTAACGGTCGGAATGGATACAAGTTTATAGATAAGATAAACCGAAATACTAGTGCTGGGTATCCCTGGCGAAAGTCGAAGAAATTCTTGTATAATGAGACAGCACCTGTGGAAGGAGTTGATAAACCGATTGAGTTCAATGAGGATGTGTTGCTGCGTGTTCAGGCGAGATATGATGCGTACCAACAATTCGAACCATCATACCCAGTCTTTATCGCGTCATTAAAAGATGAGGCTTTGAAGTTGTCTAAGATTTTGTTATTTAAGACAAGGGTGTTTTATGGAGGTCCCGTGGATTTTACAATTATTGTTCGTATGGCATTATTGCCATTTATGCGATTAGTAATGTTGAATCAAGGGATTTTTGAACAATGTCCCGGCATCAATGCTCATGGATTGGAGTGGACTTCTCTCTATGAGAGAATCACCGGTTTTGGTGTGGATCAGATGGTATTTGGAGATTTCAAGGATTATGATATTTCGATGCGACCGGAATTTATTGCGACTGCATTTGATATCATCTATAAATACCATGTGATGAGTGGGTGTACCCCTGAACATCTGTTGATGATAAGAGGTATAGCCTACGATGTGTGTTATCCGATTGTTGATTTTAATGGAACCCTTATTACTATGATAGGGAAAAATCCCTCTGGACAGCCCACCACGGTTTTGATTAATGGTATTGTCAATTGTATTTACATGCGATATTGCTATTACTCATTAAACCCTATGAAAGAAGTCTTGACTTTTGATCTCAATGTTGCGTTAGCAACTTATGGGGATGATAATGGTCAAGGAGTATCTTCACAGATTCCGTGGTATAATCACACAAGCATCCAACAAGTGATGGCAGAGATTGGTGTCACTTATACGATGGCTGATAAAGAGGCTGTGTCTAGACCTTATATTAATATTTCAGATGCCGATTTTCTGAAAAGGAGATGGCGTTATGAAGATAAGATAGAGGGTTATATGGCACCTTTAGAGGTAGATTCCATAATAAAATCGCTCATGATAGGGATAAAATCTTATGCGATTTCGGAAGAGCAGCATGTACATGAAACAATGCATTCTGCTCTGATGGAATTTGCACATCATGGCCGACAATTGTATGAAGAGTGGTTGTTGCGCTTGACTCTGTATATAATTGAATTGGATTTGCAAGAATATTTTGTTGAGCGACCATTGATGACATTTGATGAAATCATTTTGCGATATTTCACAAGTGAACTTCAGAGTGAAAATTATGACGTTTGTTTGTGTAATAATAATTGTGGTATCATTGCATCAATTGATGAGGTTCGAATTTGTGAGCTTTGTGGGTTTTGTAGATTCGACGAATGGGATTTGGATTGCTTTCATTGTGGCATGAATGATCTATGTCGTA